TATTATCGAGAACTGCTGCTACATATCTAACAAGACCGCTGGTTGCTCCCAAAGAGCGATCATGGTTAAGAAGGATATATTGTGTACAACCACTCATTTTTTCGACGCCTGCAACGACGGAGATAATATGAGTGCTTGTTTCACAATGAGCAAAGGAGGAGAGATCATTGAGTTTGTGTACAACGAGAAGAACCATATTGGGATATCGCTGGAGAGTGATGACCAAGAAGCAATGCCGCATGATGTGTCTTTTTATAGAATAGGCTACCAAGCCCGTTCTTTTAAGGACATATCAAGCCACTTTGTTAAAGAGGAAGACCTAGACCGGATTGAAGGACAGAGAGGATATCGCCTTGAAGTTGGAAAAGAAGTTGAGAACACTAGGATGGTGACTGTGCCGAGTTGGAAGATCATGGACACGAAAGTGAGAGCGAGAATATCTGGAGAAATCATTAGATATCCTAGCAGATTGCAGAGTGTTGTGAGTGGAGATTTTGGATTGTGTGGAGCCCCATTGGTTGTGGAGAATACCGTCTATTTTGGATCGATTGGCAAAATTGCTGGGATTCATCAGTTTGGACAAGTTGGACTGTCTGGAGGTGCACATGTAACTCAAGAGATGTTGAGATTTGCATTTGGATTTCTGGATACAACTCCGAGCAGAGAGGCTGAAGTTGTTGCTGAGGAAAATCTGAAAGTGGAGGACTTTACGTTTAAATATCTTACAAACGTTAGGAAAGCTTCCCATCTTGAGGCCTCCCCTCAATTTGGAAAGACTAAATTCCGAAAGACCCCATTTTTTGATCTTTTTGAGCAAAAACAAGCCCCTGCTGCTTTGAGTTGTTACGACTACAGACTGGAGAACCCTGGTTGTTTTGACGAGATAATGTTGAAGAAGAACGACGGACCATCCATTATTGACCTACCTATGCCCCAAGCCTCTGTTGATGCGGTGAAAACCAAGTTGCATGAGATGTGGGACAAATGTAGGAAAATACAAGACATGAGAGTACTGACCGTTGAAGAAGCTGTGAATGGATTTGACAAAGGACCGGAAGAGACATGCACTAGAGAGCAAGGATTGGTGATGAACAAGTCTGCTGGGCCTATCTTCAATAAACATGGTAAACACAAATACCCGTTTTTTGAAGAGAGGCCCCTCGCCGATGGTCGAAAGTGGTACACACCACTTCCGGCTCTCGCCGAGAGATTGAACCAACGCATTAGTTTAGCTAAGAAGAGACTGGTTCCTCACGATTCCTATTGTGGAGATTCAATTAAAGATGAGAAGAGAAAGATTAGAAAGGTTGTGACCGGAGCTAGTCGAGTAGTGAATTATTTTCAATTGGATTTTATGATTGTATTTGGCATGTATTTTGGAGCTTTTCGGTCAATGTTCACAGACCCGAAGAACGTA